TGGAGCAGTTGTCGATCAACCAACCACCAGTTCCCTGAAATGCGTGATTATATAGTTTTACCCAAGGTAGATCTTCATCACCGGGAGCAGGAAGGAAACGGATAACTGCAGAACCTACATCTCCTTTACCCATAGTCGGTTTCCAGAAGCGTTCATCGGTTCCTCCAGCACCACTAGTATTCATTTTTTCAACTTCTTTTACTAGTTTATCAGTAAGAGAACCAAGTTTAGATTGTTTTTTTAGAGATTCAAATGACATTTTATTTCAGTGCAGATTTGGCCTTTATGACTTTGCTTAAGGGATCGTCCAGCCCATAATTATTCTACTACTCCTCTTCAGGAAAGTCAAGTTGTTCTTTCATGGTTTCAATTAATCTCATCATATTATTAAAAATAATATTCATATCAACATTTGGTGACATACCCATCATTGTTGCAGACTCAACAATTTTTTCTTTCATCTCAATTGCCTCTGGATCATCAGATAAACTCAGACGAGTATAAAGAATTTTTTGCTTACTTAAAAGTTTTTCTAAAAGACTTATATGAAACTTTTTTTCCTCAGTATTCATTGCGGGAAAAGTGAATATATTTCTATAAATATCGTCTTGTAAAATAGATATTTCACTCATCTCTGCTCTAACTATATCGGAATTGAAGAAACTCACAACACACACTCCTTCAATAATTGCTTAAATTTGTTTACATCAATATGTATGAAGGGAGTATATTTTTCAATTCTCATAGATACAAATTCCCAAACAGGGTCTTGAAGTTTCTTATCAAACTCTTTTGTGTACTCGAGAATATTATTTAAAATAATTAAAGTTTCTAATGATATTTTTTTCTGAAGATAATTCTTAATAATTAAAGGATGCTTGTTACCTTGAATACTAAACATCTCATCAAAGTTTTTTGAATTAAAAATGCTTATTTCTTCTTTAAAAATATAAGAAAGTGATTGAGTCTTGCGCATCCAGTTCTTATAATTATCTTCCCCTTCCTTAATGATTTGACCAATCCAAAGTGATTGTGGATCATCACAAGAAGCAAAATTTGCCACAAAAAAGTTTAATATTTCCTCATCAGTTTTATTTCTGGACAATTTTTCAAACCAAAATCTATCTTTGCGTTTATAGAAAGATTGGAGATTTGCTTTTACTTTTCCATTATATGTGAAGTAATTATATTTTTTATTCGTGAAATGATTCTTAAGAGCAAGATATTTTTGATATGATTCAAATGGTTCCAATTTCAAAATACTAATCGTGCCTTTGAAGTTTTCTTAAGAAAATTAAGTTCAGTTGCTTCGCACTTAATCTTCTCTTTAAGTGGTTTTGAAAGAAGTTTAGGTACAGATTCTAAATCAATTTTGTTGATTTCACAAAAAGCAATTATTGCATCAATATAAGATACACTCTCTTGAACTACAAGTTTCTCAACTTCTTGAGCAAATCTTGAGGGACAGAAAAACTTTTCTTCTAATACTTTTTCTAATTCTCTATTGTAATCAGAAGTCATTAATTGAACGAGCGTAAGTGGCACAATAATTTAATTCACTTTTGTTTATTATAAACCTTTAGTCCTTATATGTCAAGCAATTTGTTCTAACTTATCGTTTACAAATTTTTTGATATACTGAATAACGAGTTTCATATATTTTTCTAAATCTCTTTCTTCGTAAACAACACATTCTCCATTCTCACAGGTCATTATAATAACTAACTTTTTAATTTGAATATCCGTCATCTCATATAAAGCCATTCCATAAAACATAGTTTGAACAAAATATCCTTCTAACCATTCACGGGGCTTTGGTTTTGCGGAAGTCTTATAATCAATAACTGCAAGTTCACCATCAAATTCTCCTATAGTATCGACAGAACCTGCAACTCCCAAAATTTTACTGTGTAAAGAACTTTCTAGACAGTAAATATTATTTATACGATTTAGAGTTGGTTTCGCCAATTTAAATAACATTTCTGAAATTGGTTGAACCTCTGAGAGTTCTTCGTTTAGCAAATAACTCTCAATGAGAGTATGAGTATCAGTACCACGACTGGTTGCTCTTTTTGTGATTCTATTTGCTTCTTCTTCTCCAACTCTTTTACGCCATTTTGCAAACTTTGCTTTACTATAATGACTAATAACGGAGGTAATAGACACCAGTTTTTTATTTTCTTCACCAATGTTATAATAACGAACTCCATCTATACTCTCCCTCGTAAGTTTTGGGAGATTCAAATCAATATGTGTGAACATTTTATATGGTAATATTTAAGGAATGTTTTGCAATTAAGTACTCTTTAACCAATCCACTTCTGCATACGTCTTCAATACCAAATTCAATAAAATCAAATGATGGCATAATTTGAAGAATTTTTATAAAATCGTGAATTCCATTTCTCTCATTCTGTCGCACTAAATCACTCTGCGAAGCATCACCACAGAACATAATTTTACAGTTTTCGCCAACACGAGTGATGATAGAATCATTTTCGTGTCCATTCATATTTTGGAATTCGTCCACAATAAGAATGCAATTATCAAAAGTAGTTCCTCTTAAGAAAGAAGAAGACCAAAAAGAAATAGTACCTTGAGATTTAAGATTGCCGTATAGCATCTCAAACTCATCTTCAGACGGCAGTTGGAACATATATTTTACCATATTTTTATATGGTATTTCAAAGAGTGCTGATTTATCTTCGTGATTACCTGGCAAGAATCCAATTTCGCGAGTCTGCACTAAAGACCTAATGATGTATATTTTATCATAAGGTGTCCTATCATTAAGAACATCTTTGAGTGCATTGTAGAGAACGATAAAAGTTTTACCAGTTCCAGCTGCTCCATAAGCAACAATGTGCTTACCTTCATCATAGGATTCAAATAGTTTTCCTTGATTATCTGTTAGAGGTTGAACATCTAAAAGTAAATCAGAGTTTAATGGTTTTCTACGCTTCATATGTTTCGTAGTCATAGGAACACCGCCAACAGACTGAGTATCTTGATTGGTTCTTTTTCTTCTTGTCATTTTAGATTTTCTTTACGAGTGATTTAGGTGCTTTAGATGCTTTATCCAAAATTTCATTCCATCCGGGATGTTTATCAATGAGTTTGTCTTTCCACTCACCAACTTCTCCTGGAGTTGCACATCCCTGACTCCAATCGCGGGACCATTCTGGATTGTCTTGATACCACTGTGTGATGTCGTGAACACTCATTTCAATCACTTTAGTCTCACCAGTTTCTTTACTTTTGATTGGATAAATTGCCATAAGTTTTAATAATGTGTATGAGTATTTAGATCAAGGACTCAAACGTGCCTTATGAAGTCTTTTCTCCTCATAATAACTAAAGATCTCAGGAACCCATTCTTTAATTGCAGGAATCATACCTTCGCAAAGTGCTTGAATTTCCACCTGAGCATCAAGTTTAGCACGAAGATCCAGAAAGTGTAACACTGCACGAAGAGAGAATGTAACAACGAAGTTTTGACGAATATTCTGTGGAAGATAATCCCGAAGATGTTCCTCTGCCATACCACGCTTAGTATAACCCTCCTCATACCTCTCAGATGCCGCCAGACAGAACTTTAACTGCCTTTCGTAGTCTTCCCTCGTCCATTCATACTTATGCCCTTTACGGTCCAGGTAGAGACCTTCTGGACGCACATAGAAAACTTGTTGTGGTTTCAGTTCACCCTTTGCAACCTTCAGTACACGACGACCAGTATAACGCTGAGATTGAACATCAAAAGAAACTCCGACACGATGAGTTCGTGCCTGAACCATTACATTATGAACGAATCCAACACAATCAAAAGTAATTGCAGGATGTTCTAGTGGTCCCCAATGACCTCTTTCATTTGCAAGTAGATGTTCAATTACCCATTTACCACATTCCTTTTCTACGGGGGGCATCACCGTATGAATAGGTACTTCAGAATAATCATTCTTACCTGCTTGCCAAACAAGAGTCTGGGGAAGTTGTGACTGACGAATCATCACAACTTTCATTTCTTGATCTAGTTCCAGTAGATCTTTTGCTTTAATAGGTTTCATTAGTTTGGTGTCTCCCAATTTTTCTTTTCTGCTTTGCGAAGTTTTTTCAATTCCTTATACATATCTTTTATTTGTTGATATGCTTCTTCTGGAGAAATTTTATTAGCAAGTTCAAGTCCTGCTATGAGAGCACACTTATCACCAAATCTTGCAAGCGCCCTTTCATAAGGCGTAATGTCTTCATACATCTTCTTCGTCATCCTCAGTATAGTATTCATCAACATCATCCTCAACATATGAGGATGTAGTCTCATAAGAAATTTCTGGAACATCTTCAAGTTCCTCTTTTAAAGATTGAATCAAAAGATCCAGATTTCTCACAATTAGTTTTAATCGTTCGTTATTCATTCCAATAGTATGTCTCTTATCAGTTTACATAAAAAAAGAGAGAATGTCAATCCTCTCCTTTTTTTTATCGTTGAATATAATTAAGTTTATATTCAATTGGTTTGAGTTGCGCTATCATTATATCACAACCAATCTTTGGATCCACTATCCCACAAGTAAAAATATCTGCCGATGCCTTATGTTCCTCAGGCCAAGTATGAATGCTAATATGACTTTCGGAAAGTAAGCAAATAATAGTAACACCTTGAGGTTCAAACTTATGAGATACTGTTTTTAATATAGTTGCTCCAGATGCAACTGCAGAATTTTCCAGTAAATCAACAAGAAAACGCTCGTCATTCAACAGAACTGATGAGCACCCATATAGATTCAATAAAAAATGCTTACCCATTTATTTAATTCAGAGGATTATCCTCATATTCTTTTAAAAGTTCCGACACAACTTTTTCTGTTCCATCAATTTTCTTCACTTTATACAAGGAAGATTTCATATATTTTTTAATTTTTTTGTATTGCTTTAGTAGTTTATCAACTTCAGTTGAATTAATTTCTACTTTTAGTTTATTATCAAATCCTGCAGTCATTTTTTTTTCTTTCCTTCAGGTGCTTTATATCCCCATATTCTAGGAGAAACTCTTCCATATCCAAATTCAATTTTTTGAACTGATCCAGGACCAAACTTGTCATAATACATATCAAAGATTTTAACTCCAGTTCCACGACATAAGTCTACATGAGTCTCAGCATTTACACGGTACAAAATTAGATAAGCATCATTCGGTAAAGAAAGATCTTTTACCTGAGCAAGTGTAGTACGTTCAAAAAGAATTTCACAACCATAACGAGAAGAAGTTTCTTTTTTTTCTTCTGGTGTCCATTGCATAGTTTCTTCCTCTACTAATACAGTTTTACTCACGAACGACCTCCCCAAAGAATATCAGGATATGCCCCCTTAACATTATCCCAACTTACTTTATATTTATTTGTAAGATTTTTATCTTTTACTAGACAAACTAGTTCTGCTTCTAAAGGATGAAGTCCTTGAAGCATGTTGATAAAAATAGTCTCCTTACGAATTTGAGAAAGAGTACTACTTCCACCCTTTAGGAAAATATAAAAATTTGTGTGCTCATTACGAAGAGATGTGCGTTGCTTATTCATCAACTCCTCAGTTCCTGCATATGCACCATTTTTTAAATTGGTGTTTTTTGCTTTACTATCAATCAATTCAGTTAGATTTCCTCCTATAGATGATTGATCAGATGGATCAGCATAAGGAACTGATCCTGGAGGTAAAATACTAACTACACTATCATCAAAGTTCCAAATGAAAAGACTTATCAGAGCATCATTACGGTATTCTTTAAGTACTTCTACTTTTTTTACATCACTTCTTTGTTTTGACACCAATTCCAAAATTTCATATTGAAATGCATTTGGTTGGAGTTTTGCAATTGGTGCTTCAGTTTTTATTTTTGTTACAGGCATAATTTTTAATACAATTCAGTTTAGTATAATACAATCTTGTTTATTTATCAATCTTCATCACAATCTTCATCATCATCATCAAAGAATCCTTCTTCAAATCTAACCGCGACAACCTCGTCAGGAATTATATTTCCGTTATTGTCAAAGAATTCTGGATGAATGTTACGAATACCATAAATTCTTTCCACTTGATACTGTTTAACTATCCAACCTCCGATTAGTCCAATCATTAAAAACATTACACAAAAAAGAGTTGTGAATGTAAGAATAACTGTTGTTTCCATTGGTATTCTCCTTGAGAGTTACTTTTTTTTCATATCTAAAAAGAATTCAAATTGAAAATGTATCTCTCGTTTGAAGAGAGACATCATCTTACCAAAACGAATTTGAAATGTGTTTGGTTCTGATGGTTTCTCCCCCCTATTATTGTTTCTTAGCATCAACTCAAACCCCCGATTAATATGGAGGTTCCGAGAGTTATTTAGTTTGTTTCTTTCGTCGTCCTGGTTTTTTGTCATTGCTGTATTTCCATGCATCATTAAGAATGTCATACAAATAATTTCTTATCTTTCTTGCTTCTGGTTTTGAAAGATGTCCATATGCTTCCCGAAGTTGTTTATGTTCATTATCAGAACCACCTTCAAGATAAGTATCTAAATCTAGTACAACCTCACTAATATTTGATGCAGTTTTACTTTCAATAAATTCTCCAACTTCTCGTAGGAGAACTTTTTTAATTTTTAAATAATCATAAAACTTCAATACAAACTGACCTTTAAATGCATAATCAATTGCCTTTTCTACATCGTAATAAACTTCGTAAAAGGTTGTTTCCATTTAGATTACTTTATTTTCCTGCAAATATTTAACGGTATCTGTACATCCCCCGAGATGCTCTTGATCATTAAGAACTACTTGAGGAAATGTAGTTCCTAATCCAAACTGAGAATAGAATTCATCTCTTAAAAAATCTTCATCTAATTTGTAGATCTTATGTTCCAGATTGCTTAATCGTAGTACCTGTTCTATTTTAGAACAATAGGGGCAACCGTTTTTTGAATAAACTGTGAATCTCATAATAGTACAACTAGCGGTATAAGGATTGTTAAAATTGAAATGATAATACCCACTGCCGTTTCTAGCAGTGGGCGAATACTGTATGTGTCCATTAAATTATATTTTTTCTTGGATGATACGTATAGTATTCATTATCATTTGTTTGCTTTCGCCATTCTATAATAGCAGATAATTTTTCAGTTGTAAAGAATGGTTGTTGCATATACCAATCATACCAATCTTGATGACCTTTGGAAGTGTTGCATTTTCTGCAAGCACATAAGACATTTGTAACTCGGTCACTTCCACCTTTAGATCTTGGAGTAATATGATCTAATGTTAAATTCTGATAAGATTCGCAATATGCACATTCATAATTCCATTTTTCTTTGATTGATTGTCTCCATTTTCTTTTTGCTTCGGAACTCGTAGTTGCTTCAAGATTGTACAAAAGTTCGTCTGAAGTAGAATAAAGTGGCATTCTTAAGATGTGTACCAAAAATATTTAGAGTTTCTTTGAGTGTGATATAAATGTAGTGAAACTGTTCTGATAGCGTTGTCTTATGATTCATCTTTATTATTTCTCCCATAGTTGAACCCATAATAAATGATATAAAGGTCTAATAGAATATTAATCCAATTGATATTTTGCATCATACTACTACTGGTTTTTTTTGTCCTTCTGGAAGTTTGATTTGTGGTAGTGATTCACTAGGTCCATTTCCTGTTGATTCGTTTACTTTCCAGGAACCACCAACTCCACCATCCATATTTACAACAATATCTGAGGTTGGGAGTGCCTTTGGCATCTCAATATCAACAACTTGACCCATCAGAAATTTATTTTTAATAATTTGGCGATTGTGTGGATCTGTGTCAAACATCATCATTGCATCCGAATATTCACCACAATCTACAATTTTTTTTCCAATTCTTTTATCAATCACTGAAAAATATTCATCATTATACTTTTTCATTTTTTTGAAATCTTTTTACCAGTATAGGGTACTTGTGAGTTTTTGTAAAGACCAGAGGAAGATATTATAGCAAAGACATTAGAAAGAGGAAGAATCCGAATGCTATGAATGCTGCGAGGATTTAATTACCTACTCACCTCTGCTCAATCCAAGTAAGAGCAGCAACTGCATTTTTATTTGAAATTGCAGACGCGCAAGCAATTGTAAATGTATCACTAATAGTTCCAATTCCACTCCTACCAATTTGATAGATGGTTTCTTTGTCTAATGCAATTGCTGCTGCACCACCACCAGTAATAAAAAATCCAGAATCAATTATTACACCAGTTGTTCCTATTCCCGAAGCCGAAACATCATATTGGGTAAATCCATTGGGATCTGGATTATCTACCCAAACTGGATTTGTAAGTGGGGCATTTCTTATTAATCTGTAAAATAAATTAGTATTATCAACAGTAGCAACTTGAAAGAATGTAGGTAATACAATACCTTTAAGTGCTATTGTCTTAAGACGAATACTTAAAACTGGCGTAAAAGTATAGGAAGAACCAAGATCTGTACCTGTAATTGGAGATGAAATATTACCAGCAATTCCTGATTTAGTTTGAAGTCCATTAGTGGTTAATGAATTAGAACCCTGATAAAGATAGTGAGTTCCTGCAGCACCAGTTACGTTGGTAATTTCACATCTAATTGGTAAAAATGGAGTTGCACACCAAGGACCTTTTAATTTGTTCGCATTATCTATAGTATGAATCGTGTGTATTGTTCCATCAATAACAAATTGATATTCAATTCTTCCTGCACCATACCATTCATAATGAAAATTAACTATTTGTTGAGCATCAGGATCTGCAGTAATTCGACTTACGCCATTACCATCTAATTTGTCTCCATTCCATTGACTACGAGGAATTCTAGTTAGTGTAGTCGTCCCAATACCTGCAGATGCACCATTACTATTTCTTACACAACAATAATAATCACCATCTCCACCATCCTCAAAGTAAATACCATCATTTTCATCAAATAATCCAAATCTTCTACGAACTCCAATAACAGGATTTGTTAATCTAATTGCAAATGCTAAATCACAATCTCTACCGGGAATGTATTTCATTACATTTCTGGTTTGACGAATGACTTCAGAACCAGCAGAAGAAGTTACAGACATTCCAATTCCACTTAATGTTGGAATATGAATTGAATTTCCTCCAATAGATACTCTTTCATCCCAAACATCAGTTTCTTTATTGAATTGGAATGTATTAAAGAAATTAGTTTCGTATGTAGAAATTTCCAATCTTCTTTTACTTGTTGCCGTTATATTTGCAAGATAAACTGGAAATGGTTTATTGTTATCTACCAATTCAATAGTTGTGGTTCCAAGACCAACTCTTACAATATTTCCAGATGAACTCAATCCAATATTTCCTGTGACTGGTAGGGGATTACTAGAACTTACAGGAGCACTATTAAGGTTGAGTGATACTTGCCCTGTTGTTCCAATTCCTACTGTTCCCTGAACTGTGACTGTAGAACCAATACCTGATACTGCAACTGTAGTGACTGGATTGGTTATGTAGAATGAAGTGTTAGAGATTGATACTGTATTAGCAATTGATACAGTTCCACCTACAGTTACTGATGTAACCGGGTTGGTTATATAAAAACTTGTATTTGAGATTGATACTGTATTAGCAATTGATACAGTTCCTCCTACGGTTACCGAAGTAACTGGATTTAGAATATAAAAACTTGTATTTGAGATTGATACAGTATTCAGTAATGAGGAAATGCCAACTGGAAGATAAGGAATATTTTCATCCTCTAAAATACCACTTGAACCAACTTCTGTGATGTGCGTATGAACTGGGTCTTGTGGAGTACTTGTGACTGATACTGTTGTACCTACATTTACATCACCAGTAATTGTAATATTGGAAGAACCAAGAGATACTGGAAATGGATTGGAAAAACTTACAGGACTTGTAGATACCCCTGTATTAACTACTACATCTGCTGGTTGTGGAAGAGGATTATAAGACATTATACGATATACCAGTTGGAACCATTATAGAAAAAACTAAAGGATTGGTGATTGCTACTCATAATGACTGAAATATCATTCTCGACACTCTTACCAATACCTGCTTGAACTGTAATATTATATGTATTTATTCGATTTCCCTCATCTTTTACAATCAGTTTTTTACCATAAGAAGGTATTTGTGGTAATACAATCGTCACAGGAACATTAGCACTTACACCAATATAATCATCAGCAGCATTTGCTTGATAGTATGTAGTAACTCCTGCAATGGATACAATACTTGTAATACCTACGCCATCAGCAGGATCTCCTATCCACTTATTGAGCGTTGCATCATATTTGAGAAAGTAATTATCAGTCTTTGCAGAGTTCCTATCAATATCATCCAAGAACTCAAGACGAGTTTCACCACCTCCACCTACTGTAGAGAGTTGTTGCTGAATACGAGACAGGAAAGTGCTATAATGCTTTTGTAAATCATCAAGTGTTGCAAAGTTTTGATCTAGTGGTGTTAAGGGATCAGTTTGCTGTTTAACTTCCGAGGGTTCTGAAAGAAGACCTAATGATTTTTCTATTAAAGTATCTTTTTTTACTTCTATTACTTCAACAATTTGGGGTTCTTGTATTTTCTTTAGAATATTTTTTTTCTTTTTAGGTTTCAGTTGCTCAATAAAAAGTTTTTCAAAAGAATCACCAACTAAAGATTCCATCTCTAGTTTTTTCTTTTTCTTTTCTTCTGCAACTATTTTAAATAATTCTGAAAGTTCTTCCATCAAAAATTATATTTCTTATATATTTATATTGTTATGGGTCTTATGAGTTCTGGTCCCATCATACTGAAATCACCTCCACATTAGAAATAGTAATACTTAAAGATTGATAATAAGTCTTCAGTTGTCTTGCAGTCATTTCACTATTCACCAAAACTTGAATAGAGACTGTTGCATTATCTACAAGACTATGAAGAATGACGGCATATTTATTCGCCATATAACTCTCTTTTTATATTATCCAAGTAATTTTCATCAATTGGAATTATCTCTTCTTCACCTCGCTTTATTCTATCTACAAGTCCCATTAGAGATTCCAAGAATTCTTGCGGATAAGTGTCGTCATCATTCAAATCACACCAGAAAGTCAGATAGCACTGCTCAAAGGGTTCATCGTCTTTTAGGAGTGTATAGTTCTTTTGATTGTCCTCAAACCATACAAGATCCATCCAGGTATGAAAATTGTAATACATTGAAGTCCATCCAGTCATAAAACAGTGACCGACCCAATACTGCCACCAGTTCATTTTGGTCTTATCGGTTCCTAGAATTGCTCTTGAGAAAGTCATTTGTTATCCTCAAAATTATCAACAAAGGTTTTTAAATCTGGATGTACCAATAAATCCATAAGAGATAGTCCATTCCTATCCATTAGAACTTCTTCAAAAAGTTGTTCTGGTGTTTTTTCATTCTGTTCTTCTTTCATTTAGTTTCTCCTAATTTCAATAACTTTTCCAGTAATCCCCCCAAGATTGTCCTGGTGGTTTGCTATGTGTTGTTTTGTATGCTTCTTCTCGGAGATTTTCTCTAGCAGTATAATAACTTTCTTGAGTTAATTCCATACGCTTTCTAATCTGACTTTCTGTAGGTTCTTTTGCTACACATTCAGTTGTTGGGTTTGGGTCAAATGTTTTTTCAGTCATAGTTGTCTTTTCAACGATTT